GCGGTGCGCGTCCTGCAACCATCATCGGGGCCGCAGATGTCTACGTCAGCGACTTCGGAAATGTGCAGGTGGTTCCCAACCGTTTTCAACGCGAGCGTGATGCGTTTGTGATTGACCCTGATTACGCAAAGATGGTTGTGCTGCGTCCTTACCAGCAAGTCGAACTTGCCAAAACAGGCGATGCCGACAAACGTATGCTGTTGGTCGAATTTGGATTGAAGGTCTTGGCAGAAAATGCCCATGGTCTGGCAGCAGACTTGGTAACTTCTTAAACGAAGTAAAGGGAAAGGGGGGAGCAATCCCCCCTTTTTTAAATTATGGACAACAAAATTTTTGATGTAAATGCTGATCTTGGTATCAAGCGAACATGGCATTACAACGATGAAACTGATGAGGCAACGATTCAGACTCAGCAGGATGTCACAGACATCATTGAAGAGAACAAGCAAGAATTCAATCAAGTTGACGAAAGAGCTAGGTGGGGTGAGTTTTCTCGCGTGGCGTCTATTCCACTGAGCTTGTACTACGAGCTTAAAAAAGAGGGCAAGTTAGAAGATCAGGCTTACATGAAGCGCTGGCTTAACGACCCTGAGAATCGGCACTTTAGAACACGGCCAGGAGAGGTATGAAATACATTGCGGTCTGCACGCCAGCCAGAGACATGGTTCACACCATGTTTGCCTATGACTTAGTCAATATGGTGGCGTACCACACGATAAACACCAATGACGCTGTCAGCCTAAAAATCTCGCAAGGCACTTTGATTGCCAATCAGCGAGCTGAGTTGTGCTTGGATGCGATGCGTGAGGAGTGCAGTCATGTACTGTTCATTGACTCTGACATGCGGTTTCCACAGGACATGGTTGGACGATTGCTCAAGCATGATCTGGACATCGTGGCGACAAATTGCGCCAGACGCCGTATGCCCACAGGACCGACTGCGCAGATCTACAAAGAGAATGGCGAGCGCGAGTTGGTGTATTCAATGCCAGAATCAACTGGCCTGCAAGAGGTTGGATCGGTTGGCATGGGCGTGATGCTGATCAGGGCCAATGTCTTTGCGGCATTGTCTGAGCCTTGGTTTGAAACACCTTGGCGGCATGACAAACGAGGCTACATTGGCGAGGATGTTTTCTTTTGTAGGAAAGCAAGGGAGGCAGGCTTTAAGATATGGATTGATCACGATGTGAGCAAAGAGATCGGCCACATTGGAATGTTTGAGTTCAAGCATGACCACACTTGGGTTATGCGTGAAATCCAAGAAAATGAAAAGGCTACCTGATGGCACTCACGACATACACCGAACTAAAGGCCTCGCTGGCCGACTGGCTCAACAGGTCAGACTTGACGGCCACCATCCCTGACTTCATCAGCCTGGCTGAATCGCAGATCGAGCGCCAGCTGCGCACCCGCCAGATGATTGTGAGAGCCAATGCCTCATTTGCGGCGGCGGCTGAATATGGCACTGTGCCTGATGACTTCTTGGAGGCCAAGGCCATCAAGATCAACACCAACCCAGTGACCAACCTGACATTTCAGACAATTGACGCCATGGATCAGTTGTCGAACACCACCTACTTGTCCAGCGGCAAGCCACTTTATTTTTCGGTGGTTGGAAACCAATTCCGATTGCTTCCAATCCCTGACGGCGCATACACGGCAGAGCTGGTGTACTACGCCAAGTTGACAAAGTTGTCATCAACAGTTGCAACCAACTGGCTGCTGACACAGGCGCCTGATGTCTATTTGTATGGCTCTTTGTTGCAGGCTGCGCCATACCTGCAAGACGATGCGAGAATCCCTGTGTGGTCATCGCTTTATCAGGCAGGACTGGATCAGTTGCAGATTGCAGATGATCGCGGTTCTACATCGGGCGGTGCGATTTTGGCAAGAGCAAGGACATTTGGATGATGATTACCACCACCAAGGGCGAGATGGACGAGTCACTGCTTGAAAAGCGTGAAGGCTCTCTCGACAACGATACCGAGACAACGAGCTGGGTAGAGTATTGGTTGGATGGCGAGATGGTGCATCGTTCTGTCCACATGGCGCTCAAGCGCAGTGTCTTTGCTGATGGAATCAGTCAACAAATTTAAGGAATAAGCCGTGGCCAATACTCAAGCCCTCTGCACAAGTTTCAAAGGTGAGCTGCTGGTCGGCCACCACAATTTCGGCACTGGCGTCATTCGCGCAGCGACCACCGCCGACACATTCAAGGCCGCCTTGTACTTGGCCTCTGCCACTGTCAATGCCTCCACCACGGCCTACAGCTCATCTGGTGAGGTGACAGGTACAGGCTACACCGCAGGCGGTGTGACAGTGACATTTGGCACGCCTCCAAGCACCAGCGGCACGACAGCTTTTGTGACGCCAAGCGCCAGCATCAGCTACTCAGCCGTCACATTGTCAACAGCATTTGATGCGGTCCTGATTTATAACTCGACCCAGTCAGACAAGGCAGTCAGCGTCCACACATTCGGCAGTCAGACAGTGACTGCTGGGACATTCACCCTGACCATGCCGACCAACGATGCAAGCACTGGCCTGATCAGGCTGGCTTAAAGCAGGGGCAGCGGCATGGCTGCATATGGAACAGGCTATTACGGGCTTGGCGTCTACGGCATAGGCAATGTCGTTATCAGCGGCAATTCAGCCACTGGCGCTGTTGGCAACCTGCTTGCCAGCCGATCAATCCAAGAAGATGGCACGATTGCCACAGGTAATGTCGGAACAGTTGGGCTGACTGTCTCCATTGCCATCTCTGGCAATGCGTCAACCTGTGCTGTTGGATCGGTTTTAGCAGAATCAACCAATGCCGTCACTGGCAATGCGTCAACCTTGGCTGTTGGCAGCGTCACTCAGTCTGTTGCAGTTGACCTGTCTGGCAATGCCGCGACTGGCGCTGTTGATTCGGTTGGCATCACTAGCACTGCATCCATCACAGGCAATGCCGCCACTGGTGCTGTTGGCACAGTTGGCGCAGAGGTTATTTCGTTCCAAGACATCACTGGAGTCGCTGGCACAGGCGATGTCGGCACTGTTGGTAATGTCGTATCCATTGGTATCACTGGCGTTGAGTCAATCTGCGCTGTTGGTGTGATGATTGGATTTGGCTGGGGAGCCATTCCAGACACCAGCGAGAGCTGGACACCAGATTCAGACACATCGGCAAGCTGGACACCAGTTGCTGATTCATCTGAGAGCTGGACACCTGTTTCAGACTCATCAGAATCTTGGACAGATTTAGAAGACAATTCAATCACTTGGCAAGAGGCCGCATAGGAGATTTAACATGGCAGATTCCACAACCACCAACCTATTACTTACAAAGCCCGAAGTTGGGGCTTCAACAGATACTTGGGGGACCAAGATCAACACCGACTTGGACAGTGTTGACGCTGTCTTTGCGGCTGCTGGAACTGGCACTTCAGTTGGCTTGAATGTCGGCTCTGGCAAGACATTGGCTGTGGCTGGTACTTTGACTGTTACTGGCAGCGCGACTGTTGAGTTTGCTGATGGCTCTGCATCAACACCATCCATCACCACTACTGGCGACACCAACACAGGCATCTTCTTCCCTGCGGCTGACACTATTGCCTTTTCTGAAGGTGGAACTGAGGCCATGCGCCTCGATAGTGCTGGCAACATGGGTCTTGGTGTTACGCCTAGTGCGTGGGCATTGTCTGGATTGTCTGCTATTCAAATAAAAAATGCTGGATTTGCTGGATATTTAAACAATTCTTACGTTCAAGCAAACGCATACTTTGACGGCAGTGGTATTGCTAGATATATCGCCAACGGGTTTGCAACTCAATATGTTCAAACTTCCGGCCAACACATTTTTTACACTGCTGCGTCTGGCACAGCAGGAAATACACTGTCTTCTAACACCCAAGCAATGACTCTGGATGCGAGTGGGAATTTGGGGATTGGTACTACAAGCCCTTCGTTCCGTCTTGAGGTTCGTGATACCGCTGATGCTGTTATTGCTTTAGTCAAATCTGGTGCAAACTCGTTACGTTTCTTGAGTACATCATCTGGCGGTGTTATCAACCAAGTTGACAATAACCCTCTTGCTTTCTACACAAACAACTCAGAACGTGCCCGTATCACCTCCGGCGGTGACTTGCTGGTGGGGACTACGAGTAGAGCAAGCGATGAAAAAGTTATTTTTAGCGGTGCTAGTTCAAGTTATTTTGCACGTTTTGTAAATACTTATTCTGGCGCTGTAGGATTATTAGTAAGTTATTCTGGTGGGTCTCCAAACGGAACTGGAAATCCATTTTTAAATTGTGCGGATTCAACAACAGACCGCGCAACTATTCGTTCAAATGGAGGTCTTGCCAACTACAGTGCTAACAACGTCAATTTATCTGATGAACGAACAAAAACTGATATACAAACTGCTGGTAATTATCTTTCTAAGATTTGCGCTATCCCTGTTCGCACATTTAAGTATAAAGACCAGACTGATGATTTGTTGAACTTGGGCTGTATTGCTCAAGAAGTTGAAGCTGTTGCGCCTGAATTGGTTGATGTTTCTGGGTTTGGTAAAACACCTGAAGACGGTGTGCCATTGAAATCTATCTACCAAACAGATTTGCAATATGCGCTGATGAAGTGCATCCAAGAACAACAAGCCCTCATCACCACCCTGACTGACCGCATCACAGCATTGGAAGCAAAATGACCACCATCAAGCAATTGCCACCTTGGGCTTTTCAGCCTCAAGAACGAGCTTTTGCAAAAGCGGCTGGGGAGAAAACTTACTTTACTGGCCGCCCTTGCAAATATGGTCATGTTGTTCAACGATGCACATCAAGCGGTGTCTGTGTTGAATGCTCTAAAACCATTCAAAAGCGCACTTTGCAAAAAAAACTTGCTCTTAATCCTGATTGGTATAAAGAACAGTATGCAAAAAATCCTGAAATTTATAGGCAAAGAGCGGCAAAATATCGGTCTACAAGTCCAGAAAAAGTTAAACAAGCTAATTTGAAAGCAATGCATAAACGCAAGCCTCAAAAAGCTGCGGCAGAAATGGAAAGACAGGCAGCAAGATTGTGTGCAACTCCTAAATGGCTTTCAAAACAAGATTTGTCTTTAATTCAAAATTATTACGTGGCGGCAAGGCTACATTTGGAATCGCATGGGATTGTTTTGTCTGTTGACCACATTGTTCCATTGCGTGGAAAAGCAGTATGTGGCCTTCATGTGCCTTGGAATTTATGCTTAAGAACAAAATCTGACAACTCAAAAAAGCACAATAAGCTCACATCAGATGCCTATTGGCCTAAGCAAAAAGGAATACTTGTTGCGGAATCCGCTTTACCTTGGAATTTGAAAAAGGAAACACAAAATGTCAGCTTCATTTAAATGGGTTATATCAGACATGAACCGTCAAACCTCTGATGGATTTGTAACCACTGCCCACTGGCAAGCCACAGCAGTAGATGGAGAGCATTCAGCCTCTATTTATAACACTTGCTCATGGTCTGATGGCACTCCCACCGTGGCTTATGCTGACCTGACAGAAGCAACAGTCCTTGGTTGGATTTGGGCTAATGTTGTTGATAAGGACGCAACAGAAGCGGCTCTAGCGGCTCAGATTGAAGCCAAGAAGAATCCAGTTCAAGCTACAGGCTTACCTTGGAGCGCCCCATGAACGAAATCAAACTCTCCACCAACTTGGTCAACGCAATCCTGCAATACCTTGGCACGCGTCCATACGCTGATGTCTTCCAACTGGTAGATGCCATCCAGAAAGAAGCCAAGGAACAGCCTAAAACTGTGGATTCTGAAAATGTCTGACTCAGTCGAAAAAGAATTCGCCATCCACCAGGCGATCTGCGATCAACGGTACAAGGCCATTGAAGAGAAGCTGGAGTCTGGCAAGAAGCGCATGGAGAAGATCGAGATCCAGCTTTACATCGTGATTGCTGCGATCTTGTTTGGACCAGGCGTTGCCGCTGACATCGTCAAGAAACTCTTGGGGCTATAAATTGATCCGATCAGTCTCCTTTTCGCTGCAAACGCCTGCGTTAAGGGAATCACTGAACTTTGTTCGCTGTACCGTGATGCCAAGACAAGTTTTCTTGAAGTCAAGAGCACGGTTGATGAAGTCATCGGTGACGCACAGGCCGCCAAGTCTTGGTGGCAAAAGCTGTTTGCTCCAAAGCCAGCAGCCACCACGTCCAAGCCTGTGGCGAAAAAGAAGGAAAAGTTTGTTGCCTATGACGAGACGCAGGCAATGGCCGACATCATCAAACAGCTCAGTAAGTTCTGGGCTTTGCAGGATCAGCTAAACGCATATCTGCGCGAGGAGGAGGAGAAGGCCAAGGTCTACGATCCCAGCATCAGCAACGCGCAGATGATGGAAAGCGCGATGAATCGTGTGATGTGTAGGCAGCAGATGGAGGAGTTATCCACCACCATCAGGGAGATCATGGTGTATCAGACACCAGGCCTTGCTGATTTGTACTCGCAGACATATGAGATGCGGGAAGTCATCTCAGAGGAACAGGAAAAAGCTAGACTCAAGCAGGAGGCGAAGAAGAGGCAAGACGCATGGCTACACAGGCAAGAGGAAAGAAACCTGCAAGCAAAGCTGGCGGCAGTGGTGGTGACTTCTATATTCCTCCTGTACCTGTGGCTGTGGTTCCTGTTCGTAAGTCAGTGGGGGAAGAGATAGTGGGCTGGATATTTTGCTGTATTCTGATCGCGGCCCTACTCCCCTTGGGGGCAATGCTGTACCTCGACATCTTGGAGGTGAAGCATCAGGTGAAACAAGAGGTGGAAAAGGTAGAACGGTTAAGGCGGCAAATTATTGAACAGGAGAAGCGCAAAAATGACAAGACATGAATTTTCACTGCTGGCGTTGACTGTTTGCGTTGGCATCCTCTGCGGCTTGCTGGTCGGTTGTGATGACCGATTCAGATACCCTTGCCAAGATCCAAAGAATTGGGAACTTGCCGAGTGCAAGCCGCCAGTCTGCACCGCGACAGGCACATGCCCTGATCAACTTACCAAACCAGAGAAGGAGATTAAGTGATGGCTACAGTTGGATACAAACCAAACAATCGTCTGTCTCCAGAGGAGATTGAGGCTCGCGTCTGGGCTTGGGTGATCTTTGTGATTTCCATCATCTTGCTGGGAAGCTGCTTCAGCTTCATCTATTCTGTGACGTTCGTCACCCAGCCCATGGTCGGCATGGCTCCCATTGACAAGGTCTACACCAAGATGATCAACGACATCATGCTGCTTTGCACTGGCGTGCTGGGCGGTGTGGCTGGCCGCAAGGCGGTGTCTGCTGCCGTTGCCACGGCTACCGCCAAGGCAGAGACTATTGACAACGACAACGATGAGCCGCCAAAGCCATGAAGGATCTTCTTGGCGGTCTGCTGGTGCTGGCCCTTGTGTTTGGCGGTGGCTACTGCACCGGCAAGCACTATGAGCAGGAAGCTCAGCAGGCCGAGGTTGACAGGCTCAACACCGAGGCCAGAGCCAAGGAGAAGGCCTTAGAAGCCGCTGTAACAACCACCGCAAACGCATTGAGGGTAACGAATGAAAAAGCCAAACTTGCTACGAAGCAGCGCGATGCTGCTATTGACAGTGGCGCTTACAAGTTGCGGGTTCCTGTCAAAACGTCCTGCCCCGTACAAGCCACCGCAGATCCCGCCACTGCCACAGGAAGTGGTGGAGGAGAAACATCAGCCGAACTTAGTCCAGAAGTTGGAAAAACTCTTTTCGCAATAGCGGAGGAGGGTGATCGCGCCATCACCAAGCTGAATGCTTGCATTGATTTGTACAACCAAGCCCTTGAATCACAGAAAGGTATCAAATGAATCTGACCGCCAATTTTTCCCTGCATGAACTGAGCAAATCCGAAACAGCCCTGCGCATGGGCTTTGACAACACGCCAGATGAAGAGGCGACAGAGAATCTGCGCCTGCTGTGCGAGAAGGTGCTTCAGCCTGTTCGTGACCATTACGGCAAGGGCGTGAAGGTGAATTCTGCTTACCGCAGCCCTGAGTCCAATGCGGCTGTCGGCGGGTCAAAGACCAGCGACCATTGCAAGGGCATGGCGGCTGACATTGAGATACCTGGCGTTGCCAATGCCGATCTGGCTCAGTGGATCATGGATAATCTGGACTACACCCAGTTGATCCTCGAGTTTTACACGCCAGGCATTCCAGACAGCGGCTGGGTCCATGTCAGCTATGACCCGAACAACTTGAAGAAGCAAGAGCTGACCGCCACCAAGGTTGCTGGCAAGACGCAATATTTGCCTGGTCTAGTCGCATAATTTAGGTCATGGCTACAAACCTCTCACAGCAGATCTCAACGCCAACGCAGCCAAACCTTGGCACGCCAGGGGTGGTCTACGATGAGAGGTTGATGGCTCAATCCTTTGGCGGCCTGAACGTCTACTTCTCCAAGCTCACAGCTGTCTTTGCGGCTCTCTTTGGGCCAAGGGGTGGGAAGTGGATGAACAACCCTTATGGCGCGTTTCAGGACTCCACAGACCAGACGGCGGCCAACACCACCACGGCCTACGCCATCACCTTTGACACCACCGATCTCAGCAATGGCATCACCTTGTCGAATTCGTCAAGGCTGAATGTGGCGCAGTCTGGCATCTACAACTTGCAATTCAGCATCCAGTTTAAGAACACCACCAATGACGGCCAAGATGTTGATGTCTGGTTTCGCAAAAACGGCACTGACATTGCCAATTCAAACAGCAGGTTTCATCTATCACAAAGAAAATCTTCTGGCGACCCATCCCATTTGATTGCCGCGATGAACTTCTTTGTAAGTTTGGCGGCCAGCGACTATGTACAAATCATGTGGCGGCCAACAGATGTGGGTGTCAGCCTTGAGCATTTTGCCGCAGGCACTTCACCGACAAGGCCAGCCATCCCGTCAGTCATTGCGACTTTGAGCTTTGTGTCCAATTTGTCGCAAGAAACCGCATAATTCAGCCATGGCATTCGTACCCTTAAAAATCCCACCAGGCGTGTACCGCAACGGCACTGAATATCAGTCTGCTGGGCGGTGGTTTGACGCCAACCTTGTACGCTGGTTTGAGAATACCCTGCGCCCGATTGGCGGGTGGCGTAAGCGTTCCACCAGCCAACTGACAGGGTCATGTCGTGGCCTTTTAACTTGGCGGGACAACAGCGGGGATCGCTGGATCGCTGCTGGCACTGAATCAAAGCTCTACGCCATGAACGAGGCGGGGACGCTGAAAGACATTACCCCCACAGGGTTGACTGTTGGCATTGCGGACGCCGTTATCAAGACTGGCTATGGTTATTCCACTTACGGCAATTTTGCCTATGGCGTTGCGCGGCCAGATACTGGCACTGTGACACCGGCCACCACATGGTCATTGGACACATGGGGCGAGTACTTGGTGGCCTGTTCTGACGCCGATGGCAAGCTCTACGAGTGGCAGTTGGGCTTCTCTACGCCAACCTTGGCGGTTGCCATCACCAATGCGCCAACAGGCTGCGCAGCTGTGATGTCCACTGCCGAGCGTTTCTTGTTTGCTTTGGGCGCTGGTGGAAACCCGCGCAAGGTGTCTTGGTGCGATCAGGAAAACAACACTGTCTGGACGGCTGCGGCCACCAATCAGGCTGGCGACTTTGAGCTGCAAACAGTTGGCGCGTTGAAGGCTGGCAAGAAGGTGCGCGGTATCAATTTGCTCTTCACTGATGTTGACGTGCATACCGCCAGCTATGTCGGCGCACCTTATGTGTACTCATTTGAGAAGGCTGGCTCTGGATGTGGACTGATCTCCTCGCAGGCCGTGGCCGCCATCGACACTGCCGCCATGTGGATGTCTTCATCAGGCTTCTGGATATTTGACGGCTATGTCAAGCCACTGCCCTGCGATGTGTCTGACTATGTGTTTCAGAATCTGAACTACAACCAAGCCT